ACCACCACCGCCCCCACAACCCCCCTCAAAGTCGCGCTCGTCACCGCGAACGGCAACGACGCGACCGCAGGCACCGAGGTCACCGGCGGCTCCTACGCCCGCAAGACCCTCACCGTCGCCGCCGCCAGCAGCGGAGCCACCTCCAACAGTGCTGACCTCTCCTGGACCGGCATGCCCGCCTGCACTGTCGTGGGCGTAGAAATCTGGGACTCCGCAGGCACCCCCATCCGCTTCTGGTACGGGGCCGTCGGCACCAGTCGCACCGTCGCAGCGGGCGACGAACTGCGCATCGCCGCAGGCACCCTCACGCTCGCTCTCGCGTAGCTGAGGAGGCGGCATGGCACTCATCGCCACCCTCGTAGACAACTTCAACGACAACATCATCGGACCCGACTGGGGCAACGCCTACGGCGGCTGCACCGAAACCGGCGGACGCGCCCACATCCCCTGCATTGCAGGCAACTACTCCGGCTACCAGACCGCCAAGGTGTGGACCCTCGCCGGAAGCAGCGTCTACCTGCAAGTCCCCACCGCGGCAGCCGCGGCCAGTGCCACCGTCGAAGCCCAGACTGCGTTCTCCGTCATCAACGTCACCGACGGCACCAACCTCGCGTTCAACATCAACACCGTTGCCGGGACGCTGCGCCTCGAATCCAACGTCGCCTACTCCGATGCGGGCGCCACCGTCCTCACCTACAGCGCCGTCACACACCTGTGGCTCCGCTTCCGTGAAGACGGAACCAACGTGTACTGGGACACCAGCACCGACGGCAGCACGTGGACGAACCGGCGCACCCTCGCCACCCCCGCATGGATCACCGCCGGCACCACCCGCAACACCTGCGCCCTCGACCTGTACTCCTACCGCAACAACGGCACCACGAACTTCACCGAGTTCGACAACGTCAACACCCCCGGGTCGACCGCCGCCACCTTCTTCGCCGCCGCCGCCCTCACCAGCGACACCACCCTCGCCGCCGCCGCCACCGCACGCACCATCGTCACCGCGGACCTCACCACCGATGCTGCACTCTCCGCCGCAGCCCCCGCCATCACCGCCATGGCGGGCGCAGCCCTCACCGGCAACTCGACGCTCACCGCGGCTCTTGTCGGCGCCACCATCGACGTCGACGTGCAACTCGGGCACCCCGTCAGCGGATGGGCGGTGAGCAGGCCGTGGAGATAGCCGCCACCAGCACCGAATATGTGCGGATCTCCGCCAGCTCCCGCCTGTCCGGCAGCCTCATCAACGTGGCCGTCGCCCCCAAGTTCGCGTTCATGGCCACCAGCGGCAACCCGGGCACCAGCGACTGGTTCAACGGCGAATGGGCCACCAGTTGGGCCCGCATCCTCGTCGGCCCCGCAGGCGGCACCACCGCCCTCGCTGCGGGCGAATACAGCGTGTGGATCACCTGGGCGGCAGGAACCGAAACGCCCGTCTACAAGGCGGGCACCCTTACCGTCTACTAGAAGGGCCCGCGCCATGGCCGACGACCTGCTCGTCATCATCCCCACCCGCGGGCGTCCCGCCACGATCCCCGAGATCATGCAGGCCTGGGACGACACCGGGGCGACCGCTGACGTGCTGTTCTGCGTCGACAAGGACGACCCGGAGTTGGCCGCGTACAAGGCGCAGGCGAAGGTCTACGCGGACGACGTCCGGGTCCGGTTCGTGTTCTGGGCGCGGAAACGCCTCGTCGGCACGCTGAACCAGGCGGCCGTGAAGAACGCCGACTCCTACCGGTTCCTCGCCTTCCTTGGCGACGACCACCGGCCGCGACCGGGCGCCATGCCGTGGGACGAACGGATCCGTATCTGCCTGTCCGGCGGGCCCGGCATCGTCTACGGCAACGATCTGCTGCAAGGCGAGGCCATGGCGACAGCCGTGGCGATGACTTCGGACATCGTCTCGACGCTCGGCTACATGGCGCCGCCCGCCATGGTCCACCTGTGCGTCGACTTGGTCTGGCTCGACTGGGGACGGGGAACGGGCCGCATCACCTACCTCGACGACATGGTCATCGAGCACCTGCACCCGGCAGCAGGAAAGGCCGAGCTCGATGCGGGCTACGAAGAGGCCAACAGCGAGCAGCAGGTGGCCAGCGACTCGGCCGCCTACTACGACTACCGCGACAACGGCGGCCTCGAAGCCGACCTCGTCAAGCTGCGGAAGCTCGTAGCGGGCTGAGCTTGGTGGACGCCCCTGGGTTCAACCCAACCCGGGAGCCCGGGGATCGATCAGTGATCTGCCGATCGATGCTCCATCACAATCATCGTACCGAGGAGGATTCGTGGCTGCCGCCGACGTCATCGAGGCCTGGGACCAGGCGGACCCGTCCGCGATCCACCCGCTGCGCCGCGTCTCCGAGGACGCGTACTGGGAGTCCGGCAAGGCGCAGGCCGACATGCTCGCCTCCGTCATCCCCGACGGAGCGAAGGTCATGGACTTCGGCTGTGGTGACGGTCGCGTCGCCATCCCGCTCGCCGCGTTCGGCTACGAGGTGACCGCCGTCGACTCGTCGCAGAGGATGCTCGACCGGCTCACGGAACGCGCCCCCGACCTGACCACCGTGCAGGCCGCAGCGGACGGCATCGCAGGGCATCTCGGCCGCCGCAAGATGGACGCCGTCTACACGCTCGCCGTCCTCATCCACCACAGCTACACGGACTGCCTGAACATCATCGGCAAGCTGCGGGCCGCAACCAAGCTCGGCGGGATCATCGTCCTCGACTGGCCCGCCTCCGACCAGCCCAGCGAAGCCGACTCGTGGATCGGCGTCACCACATGGTCGAAGGAACAGCAGGCCGACGCCTGTGCGCGGATCGGGCTAGAACCCGTCGACGGCGGGCTGCCGTGGGGCGTGTACCGGGCCGTGAAGGCGGGCTGACGCTCGCGCTACGGGAGCTCGTCAAGCGCCGAAGTGTCGATCAGATCGATCTCATCCTGGAACGCAGTGATCAGCACCGCGTCCCTGATCTGCTCCGGCGTCGGCCGTAGCGGCAAGAACACCTCGCACTTCCAGGGATGCACGTTCCGGTAGTACGTCACCCCCGGCGCCAGGATGCCGCCGTTCTTGTAGCCGTCCGCAACCTCGTCAGACTCCATGGGCTACATCGTGTCAGGAGGTGCCCGTTGCGCGTGCTCCTGACTGGCGCATCCGGCTTCGTCGGACGCCACCTGCACCGGGCGCTCCTCGACCGAGGCGACCTCGTCCTCGGCATCGACCTCAACGCCACCCTGCTCGCCCGCAACGGTGACGCCCTCGACTTCTTTCGCCGCGACAACCGGCGCTGGGACCTCGCGATCCACGCAGCGGCGATCGTCGGCGGCCGGGCCAGCATCGACGGAAGCCCGCTCGGCGTGGCCACCAACCTCGCACTCGATGCCTGGTATTTCCGCTGGCTGGTCCGCACCGGCACCCCGCGCGCCGTCTTCTTCAGCTCGTCGGCCGCCTATCCGGTCGAGCTTCAGCAGCCCGGCGCCATTCACCGGCTCGTCGAGTCGGACATCGACCTCGACAACCCGAGGCTGCCCGATGCCACATACGGCTGGGCGAAGCTGACGGGGGAGCGGCTGGCCCGCTACGCCGAGGCCGAGGGATGCCGAGTCCACGTCCTCAGGCCGATGTCTGGCTACGCCGAAGACCAAGACGACGCGTACCCGTTCCCCGCCTTCATCCGCCGGGCCCGCGAACGGCAGGACCCGTTCGAGATCTGGGGCGACGGCAGCTCAACCCGCGACTGGGTCCACATCGACGACCTCGTCGGCGCCACCCTCGCAGCCGTCGACCAAGACGCGACCGGGCCCATCAACGTCGGATGGGGACGGGCGACCAGCTTCGACGAACTCGCAGGCATCGTCACCACGGCCGCCGGCTACCGGCCCGAGCTGAAGCATCTCGCCAGTGCACCCCAAGGCGTTCACCACCGGGTGTGCGATCCGAAGCGGATGCTCGACGTGTACCAGCCCAAGGTGACGCTCGAAGAGGGCGTGCGGCGGGCGCTTGCAGGCTGACGGGAGGGCCATCGTGCAGGTCAAGCCGCAGGACTTCACCCTCCATGCCGAGCAGTACACCGACGGCAGCAGCGCCATCCTCGCCCTGCGCTGCCCGCAATGCCGGGGCCACGAACTCGGCAACTGGGACCCCAAGTACGACGACAACGCCACACCGACTGTCGCCGACATCCTCGCCGCCATCGCAGCCCACGAACACGTCCTCATCGGCTAGAACCCGGAAGGCCCGCGCCCATGGCTTCCTCAACTCTCGCGCTCGTTCGCAGCACCCATCACGGACACGGCGGAGACGTGCCCTGGCAGTTCGTCGTCGGCTACGCCGCGATCGGTCTGATCGGCTGGTTCGTTACAGCCATCCTCGTCATACGCCACGAGCAGGCGAAGTCCGGCAGCCCCGCCGACGCCGACGACAAGGTCGTGGCCGTCGTGACCGGGGCGATCACTTTCGTCGGCTGGCCGCTGGTCATCGTCGCGGTTGGTGTATGGAAGGCGATCGAAGCCTTCACGCGCCAGCCGGTGGACTTGGCCAAGAGCAATCGGTAGGACCGCGCCATGGATCTCCATGCCTGGATCACCCAGCAAGTCGACCGCGTCGAAGCGACTGCCCGAGCAGTCGAAGACCGCAGCGCCCCATGGGATGGCCAATGGATGGCCGACGGCAACAGCGCGGTGCGCACCGTCAACGGGCACGTGCTGTTCTACCGGCACGACGGCGGCCCGCTGAAGCCCGGACTCGCCGACCATGTCGCCCTCCACGACCCGGCGGCCACCCTCCGCCGCTGCGAAACCGACCGCCGCATCCTCGCCCGGCACGCGCTCGACCCGAGGAACCCCTACGCGATCGCCTGCCACGGCTGCGGCACCTACAGCGACATGGATCTGGCGAACGTCGACAACCTCAACGACTGCCCCGAACTGCTCGACCTCGCGCACGCCCACGGAATCACCCCCGAGATTCTCGCGAGCCTTAACCAGCCGACACCGCCCGAGCGCAAGTCGAGCACCGGCCCACGCCTCGCCCACTGGATCACCCCGCCCATCACCACCAGCGACGTGCCCGAAGCGCTACTCGGGCGTCGCTGGAAGCCTTGACAGGAGACGCGCATTGGCCAAGTTCGTAGTCATCAGTCATCAGGGCGTAAGCCCGCAGCGCATCGAGGCCGAGTCGTTCAGCTACGACGGCGACGACGAGATGTTCATCTTCCGCGACGCCAACAAGAAGATCGTGGCACTGGTGCCCAACGGCGACGTGTCCGTCGTGGCGATCGCCGAAGCCGTTGGCAATCCCTGACCTACCGCCTTCGAGCTGCAACGGAGCCAGCGCCATGGCTACAGAGATCACAGCACCCGTAGAGGTCACCACCTGCCTCCCCGGAGCCACCCCAATCGGAGGACGGATCGGCACTCTCGCCGTCGCCCCTCGTGGTGGCACGCTCTACGCAGAAGACGTCTACCGAGCCCTCGGCGCCCTACTCGTCGAAGCAGGTAACTACCTCATCGAGAACGCCGCCCTCCCCAGCGCGGGCGACGGTGACGCCTGATGGCCCGCCTGCAGATCCTCGAACTCCCCACCGAACACCACGGTGACGACATGGTCACACCGTGGTTGCTCGTCATCGACGAGTACGAACCGATGCGCTACATCCACAGCATCGGCGACGACCCCCAGCCCGTGGACGAGTTCGTAGCCACCGCCGAACTCACCGGCGCACGCGCAGTCCTCGCCTTCCGCGAGACCGTCCACATCCCCGCCAACGGGCCGGTCCCAGACGCGGAGGGCATCGAGGTCAGCGACACCGACTTCACGGAGATGGCCAGCGCCGTCCGTCGCGCACTCGGCATCGACATGACCCAGGTGGGAGTCAAGCCAGACATGGCAGCGTGGCTACTCACCGCCTGCCGAGAACTGGAGAAGTCGGAGGCCGCCCGCGAGCGACTGCATGCCGAGCTGGGCGAGCAGGCAGCCGACCTGGAGCAACTGCGCGCGGGCGAAGAGCTCGTGACCGACAGCCGCATCGTCCCCACGCCTGCGCAATGGATCTGGCAATGGAACCGGGCCACCCCAGAGAAGCGCCTCAGCATGGCGGCGCAGATCCTAGACGGCATGCCGCGAGCGAACGACTGCTTCATGGCCGACCACGAAGCCCAGATCGCCACCCTGCGAGCCGAAGTCGAACGGCTCCGCACCGGACAGGCCACCACGAGCCGCGACATCACCGTCGACAACGCGGCCGACATAGTCGCCGAACATGACCCGAGCAGCTGTGCCTGACGTGACAGTCAAACTGTCCGACGGCATCCGCGACATCACCGTCGAAATCAGCGGCGCCGACGACGCACTCCGACGCGCCGAAGAAACCGCCATCCGGCTGTACAACGTCGCCACCGCAAGCAGCCTAACCGACCGGCGCGCCGGATTTGCAGGCTGGTCACCCAGCAGCAACACCGAACGCAGCCCCGAGGAGTAGGTGATGAGCGGCACCGAGTACGGAGACATCCAGATCAGCCGCCACCTCGGGAAAGGCGTCGTCGTCGACGAAGCCCCGCAGCGGGCGAAGATGGACGTCGATGTCGTTGGGGGCCCCGGCCTCTTCATCAGGATCGAAGGCGGCAACGTCAACATCGCCGACCAAGTCGTCTACCGCATCACGGGCTACAACCCCGACGACTGCACGCTCACCCTCGACCTCATCACCGACTGGCGCCCAGGGCAGAAGGACGACCCCAACGCCGAGGCGCAGCCGTGAGCGGAGGGTGGAAGAACTCGGACCGCAAGAGCCGGCTGCCGTCGAACTGGTCGACCATTCGTGCCAAGGTGCTCGCCCGCGACCCGACGTGCAAGATCTGCGGGGTACGGCCGAGCAGTCACTGCGATCACGTCGAGGCCAAGACTGACGATCATGCAGAGGATCGACTTCAAGGCGTCTGCGCCACATGCCATGGGTTGAAGTCCAGCGCAGAGGGCCGCGCGGCTAAGGCCGCCAACCCGCCGCCCGGGCGGACGCGGCCAGCCGAGCAGCACCCTGGACTCTTGTAAGGCGGTGACTATGCCCGCCTACCTCATCGTCCACAACGAGCGGCGCGGCGAAGACGACACCCTCACCGTCGAGCTCACCCCCGACTGGGCCATCTTCAAAGACGAAGCCGGCGCCTGTTTCGCCGTGCCGCGTGAGCAGATCCGCAGCGTCATGCGGGTAGACGCACCACAAGACGGGCCCGCGCTGGAGAAGGGCGGCACGTGATGGCACGCGGCAGGCAAGGCAACGGCGGACGCAAAGGCGGCGGCAACGCCCAGACCCTGCGCAACTACTGGACCCACGGAGCCGGCGCGGCCAAGATCCGCTGGGGTACACCAGGCGACTGGTCCCGATGCAACCGACTCCTGTCAAAGCATCTTGGGGCACGGGCCAAGGGATACTGCCAGCTCAGGCACATCGCAGCGACAGGCATGAGCACGAGCGCTCACGCCAAGGCGCTGCGAGGCGGGACCAGGCGGCGGTGACCAACACCCTTCACGTCACACCACAACATGACCTGGTCGACCACGACACCAGCACCAGCGAGCCCGACTGTGCATGTGGGCCCGAGGTCAGGCCGACCACCCAGGAGGACGGGTCGACGGGCTGGCTGCTGGTACACCACTCCCTCGACGGCAGGGAGCAGGCCAGCCGGTAGGCGTGTCGGCCACCGGGGAGGCGAGCATGGCAGCGGTCGGTGCGGTCCAGGTCCACTGTCCCGAGTGCGACGTCGCAGTACCGATCACCACGGAGATCACGTCGAGAGGTCGCGAAGGCAACATGCTGATCATGAGCGTTGAGCCTGACCTCACCGACGTGATCGCCCACGCCTGGACGCACGAGGCTTCGCCGGCCGACTGATCCGACGGCTCGGCGATCATGCCCCTGACCTGGGGGGATACCCCTGACCTGGGGTTTCTCCGGATCGGGACCGTATAGCACCTGACTTCGCGCCCGGGTTTCCTTGGCGCCGGCCGCCCTGGTGGCGCCGCTCTTGTTTGTGGCCGCGCCCTGGTGGCGGGCCGTTTCGCACCGGGACCCTGGAGGTCGACATGGGTGCACGTGGACCTATCGGAAAGCGCTCAGAGGAGCGCATGGGGCATCGCTCCAAGGAGGAGAAGGAGTCGGTAACCAGGGCTCCGTCGGGGCCGCCGGCAGAACTTCCGGATCTGCCAGAGGCAGACCTCGGCTGGCATTCGATCGCCGCGGACTGGTACCTCTCTCTTCGCGAGTCGGGCCAGGCGGCCTTTTATCAGCCGTCGGACTGGGCGGTCGCGCGCTACGCCGCGGAGTTGATGTCGCGGGTGTTGGACTGCTCGGAGCGCGGCCCGAACGGTCAGTTGGTGGCCGCCTTGAACAGCGTCATGTCGTCGTTGCTGACGACGGAGGGCGACCGCCGCCGGGCCCGTATGGAGTTGGAGCGGAAGAAGCCGGCCCCTCAGGGGGGCGCGAAGGTGACCGCGCTCGATGACTACCGCTCCGCCTTCGGTGGCTGAGCAGGCGGTCGAGGAGGTCCCGGACGAGGTCACGCCTGTTGTTATCGGGCCGACGTGGACGCGCGGTGAGGACGGACTGTTCATCAAGCCGGGGTTCACGCTGGGCTGGCATGTTCTCGTGTGGACTGGCGCCTATCTGCAGCATCGCGGTGAGCGGTGGCGGTATACGAGCGAGCAGGTCCGCCTGGTCCTGTGGTGGTTCGCCCTCGATCCAGTGACCGGCGAGTTCGCGTACCGGGATGCCGTGCTTCAGCGCTTGAAGGGCTGGGGCAAGGATCCGTTCGGGGCTACGTTGTGCGCTGTCGAGTTCGTCGGACCGTCCCGCTGGTCGGGGCGGATTGCCGGGCCGGATGACGAGAGCGGCGTGCCGGAGGGGCAGCCGGTCGGCGAGCCTCACCTAGAGCCGTGGGTGCAGGTGGCGGCGGTCTCGAAGGATCAGACCCGCAACACGATGATCATCTTCGGGTCGTTGTTCACCCCGAAGGCCAGGGCCGAGTTCGGCATCGATGTGGGCAAGGAGATCGTCTACGCCCACAAGGGGCAGGCGCGCATCGAGGCCGTGACCTCTTCGCCGCGGGCCCTGGAGGGCGGCCGGACCACCTTCACGCTGCTCAACGAGACGCATCACTGGATCGAGTCGAACCAGGGCCACGAGATGGCCGCCACGATCGAGCGCAACGCCACGAAGTCGGCGGACGGTTCGGCCCGCACTTTCGCGATCACCAACGCGTTCGAGCCCGGCGAGGACTCGGTCGCCGAGCAGACCCGCGACGCCTACGAGGCGGCCGAGGCGGGCCGCGCCGAGGACACGGGGATTCTGTACGACTCACTGGAGGCGCCGCCCGAGGCGAAGCTCACCAGGCCGTGGCTGGAGAAGGTACTGCTTGCCGTCCGGGGCGACTCGGTCTGGCTGAACATCCCCCGGATCATCAAGTCGATCCTCGACGTCCGCAACCCGCCTTCCCGCAGTCGGCGCTTCTGGTTCAACCAGATCGCGGCGGCGGAGGATGCGTGGCTGGCCCGCTACGAGTGGGATGCCTGCAAGCGCGAGGATCTGGCGCTGGCAGACGGCGACGAGGTCGTCCTCTTCTTCGACGGCTCGAAGTCGGACGATGCGACGGGCCTGGCGGCCTGCCGCATGTCGGACGGCCTGGTGTCGACGCTGGGCGTGTGGCAGAGGCCTCCGAACTGGCCGTCGCCGGAAACGCCGGGCTATATGCCGTACCAGGTGCCGCGCGAGGACGTAGACGGCGTCGTGGCCAACGCGTTCGGACGGTTCAGGGTGCTGGCGTTCTACGCCGACCCCGGCTCCGGCAAGGACGACGACGGCGAAATGTACTGGGACACCTACCTGGACCGCTGGGGGCAGGCCTTCGGCAAGAAGCTCACCCTGCGCGCCGTATCGGCCGGCCCGAAGGCGCACGCGGTCCGCTGGGACATGCGTGACCGCCGCAATCAGGAGACGTTCACCGATGCGGTGAAGCGCGCGCATGAGGATGTGCTGCAGCGGAACCTGGCCCACGACGGCCACAAGGTGATGCGCACCCATGTCATCAACGCCCGCAGGCGGACGAATGCTTGGGGGATCACGATCGGCAAGGAACACCGCGAGTCCGCCCGGAAAATCGACCTTGCGGTGTGCATGGTCGGCGCCCGCATGCTGCGGCGCCTGGTGTTGAACAGTCCGAAGAATCAGAAGCGCTCCACCGTGCGCGGTAAAGGCAGGGTGGTGGTGTTGCGGTGACCATCTCGATCCCCGAACTTCCGCTGGTGTATCTGTCGGACGATGAGCTGGCCCTGATCTCGATGCTGCGGGCGGACATGCTGCGGGATCGCTGGCAACTTCAGCTGCGGGACGCCTACTTCAACGGCGAGCAGCTGGTCCGCGACCTCGGGATCTCAATCCCTCCGCAGCTGAAGGGCCTGCATACGGTCATCGGCTGGCCTCGGATCGGCGTCGAGGCTCTGGAGCAGCGCCTCGACTTGGAGGCGTTCCGCTGGGTCGACGGTTCGGATAACGCCGATCTGGAGGAGATCGCCGAGGCGAACGATCTGCTCGACGAGTCAAGTCTGGCGCATCTGGATGCCCTGACGTATGGCCGGGGGTATCTGGCGATCGGTTCGGGGGACTGTGGTACTCCGGATTGTCCGCCGCTGATCAGTGTCGAATCGCCGCTGGATATGACGCTGCTGTGGGATGCCCGGGTCCGTATGGGTGTCGCCGCGCTACGGGAGTGTCAGGCGGACGAGTTGGTCGAGTCCGGCATGGGCGAGCGGATGCTCGTCCTGTATCTGCCGGATCAGACGATCCAGGCGATGCCGACGCCCTCGGGTGGCTGGGAGGTCATCGACCGGGACATCCACAACCTGGGCGTGGTGCCGGTGGTGCGGATGGCGAACCGCCAGCGCACTGCGGACCGCGTAGGCAAGTCGGAGATCACGCCGGACGTCATGAGCATCACGGATGCGGCTTGCCGGCGCCTGATGGGTATCGAGGTGGCGGCCGAGTTCTTCGGGGCGCCACAGCGGTACATCCTCGGCGCCTCCGAGTCCTCCTTCCAGGACGCGGAGGGCAACGCCAAGAGTGCCTGGGAGACGTACATCGGCCGGATGCTCGCTCTGGAGCGGGACGAGGACGGCAACATTCCGACGGTGGGCCAGTTCGCGGCCCATGACCCGTCCGGACAGACGAAGATCGTCGACCTGTATGCGCGGATCATGGCCACACAGTTGGGCCTGCCGCCGCACATGCTGGGCTACACCAGCGACAACCCGGCGAGCGCGGACGCGATCCGTAGCAGCGAGGGCATGCTGGTGAAGAAGGCGGAGCGCCGCACCCGGCGTTTCGGGGCGGCCTGGCGGCAGGCGATGCGCCTCGCGCTGTGGGTGCGGGACGGCGAGCCACCAGACAAGTCGAAGCGCATCGAGTGCGTGTGGCGGAATCCGGCGACGCCGACGATCGCCGCGCAGACCGATGCAGTGGTCAAGCTGGTTCAGGCCGGCGTCCTTCCCGCCGATTCTGATGTGGCGCTGGAGATGGCCGGCTTGACGGAGGGGCAGCGGCAGCGAGTTGTTTCGGATCGGCGCCGTTCTGTGGGCGGTTCGGTTCTGGACCGCCTCGCCAAGATGGGTTCTGCGCTGGATGCGCAGCCGAGCCCCGATCCCGCCTATCCGCAGGATGCATCGCAGAGTTCGGCGGGGCCGTTCGATGGCAACGCGAGTCTCTGACGGCGGCGCTGCGGACCGGCAGCGTGCAGCTCAGCGGGCGGTAACGGTTGCGCTGGTGCGGGATATGCGACGCCTGCGCAGGCTGATCATTCCGTCCAGGTTGCAGGCCTCGGTGCCGGACTGGATCACGGCGGTGCGGGCCCTGGCCGGCGAGTACGGCAGCGGTTCGGCGTCGTTGGCTGCGGACTACTACGACGCCGAGCGGGTCGCCGCCCGGGTGACGGGCCGCTTCACGGTGCCGCTACTGGATCCGCCGCCGGATACGCAGGTCGACAACTCGCTGCGGTGGGCCACGAAGGATCTGTGGCCGCGCGACCCGGAGGACCCTGCGACGACCGATGCGCAGAAGTTGCCGCTGGACGTTCGCCTGGAGGTGGCCGAGAAGAAGGCTGAGGCGGTCGCCCAGAAGCTGGTCACGGACCAGGGGCGGGGGACCGTTCGGAACGCGGTTCAGCAGGACCGTCAGGCCATCGGATGGGCCCGCACCGCCGCGCTGGGCGCCTGCGCCTTCTGCAAGCTTCTGGCGACCCGCGGAATGGTCTACAAGCAGGACACGGTGAACTTTCGGGCCCATGACGGCTGCCACTGCGGCGCCGTCCCCGTCTTTCGCGGGCAGAAGTTCGAGCTGTCCGACAAGGCCAAGGAATGGGAGCGGCTGTACCAGGAGTACGCCGCAGGCCACTCCGGCGATCAGCTCCGCCTGTTCCGGCGGGCCATAGCCGAGCACGGCTGACGGCCGCGCTCAACGTTCAACGAGGTCGCCCTGGTGGCGGCCTTTCTCATTTCCACAGCCCCTGGAGGGCCGATCCGTCATGCCCGAAGAGAACGAGAACGCCGAGCAGGTCGATAGCGGCACTGAGGAGACCGTCGAGGAGACGGCGACCGACGAGAACGGAACCGAGTCCACGGATGACGCCCAGGCGGCGGAGACCGGGGTCGAGGAGAAGCCGTTCGACCGGAAGAAGTTCGAGGCGGAGCTGCGCAAGAAGAACAGCGAAGCCGCGAACCTCCGCAAGCGCCTCAAGGAGCAGGAGCCCCTGCTCGCCGAGCTGCAGTCACGCAAGGACGCGGAGAAGTCCGACACGGACCGCCTCAACGACCAGCTGGCCAACGCGAACGAGCAGATCACCAAGACGCGCCAGAAGTTGGTGCGCACGCAGGTGCAGGCGCTCGCAATGACCGGCTTCGCGGACCCCGAGGACGCGGTCGGCGCGCTCGATCTCGACTCGTACATCGACTCTGACGGCGACATCGACGAGGCGGCCATCAAGGCCGACCTCCAGGCGCTTTTGGAGCGCAAGCCGCACTGGGCGAAATCCCAGCCCCAGGAGGGCCCGCGGCGCCCCGCACCGGACCGCACACAGGCATCCGGCGCCAACAAGAGCAGGCCCCCCGCCCCGGGCGATGAATTCGCCGGGTGGCTGAAACCGCAGCTCAAGAGTAAATAGCTGCTGAAAGAAGGACACCATGGCGGTCACCGCCCCCCTGACGATCACCGATGTGAACGATGCACTCCTGCCGCGGACCCTGGCCGGACCCATCTTCGAGAAGTCCGTCGAGTCTTCGGCGGTGATGGCGCTGGCGCGGCGTGCGCCGCTGGCCATCGATGCCACTACGTCTGTTCCGATCCCGATGGACGTGCCGACCGCAGACTGGGTCGGCCAGGCGGCGAAGAAGCCCCTGTCGACCTCGTCGGTCGGCGTGAAGCAGATGACGGCGAAGAAGCTCGCCGTTCTCATCCCGGTCGCCGAAGAGGTCGTCATGACCAACTCGGGCGGACTGTGGACACAGCTCCAGACCGATCTTCCGACGGCGTTCGCCCGCGCCTTTGACCACGCCGCGATCCACGGCAAGACCATGAAGGGCGCTACCGGCCCCTTCGCCGACTATCTGGCGATGACCAGCAACGCAGTCGCTCTCGGCACGGCCGCGCAGGGCGTCGGTGGTATCTGGCGCGACCTGGTCACCGGCATGAAGGAAGTCATCGACGAGGACTGGGACTACACCGGTACGGTCGCCGACTACCGGCTGAAGCCGGAGCTTCTCCTGGCGACGGACACCACGGGCCGCCCGATCCTGGTGGACACCCAGACTCCAGGGACGGACATGGCGTCGGCGGGCACGCTGATCGGTCAGCCCCTGGCGTACTCGCGGAGCGTGTCGGGCAAGCAGCGTCGCCAGTCCGCTTCGACGGACACGGGCCTGCGGGCGATCGGCGGCGACTGGTCGCAGGCGGCTTACGGCGTCGGCATGGACATCACCGTGCGGATCTCCAAGGAGGCCACGTACATCGACGAGGAGGGCGGCGTGCACTCGGCGTTCCAGGAGAACCTGGTGCTGCTGCTGGCGGAGGCTTACTACGGCTACGTACAGGGCGACGCGGACGCGTTCGTGAAGTACACCGGCACCCCCTCGGGGTCCTGATGGCGAGGGCTGTCCCGGCTTCCGCGCCGGGCGGGGCAGCCAAGCCCCTGAAGATCGTGGTCCGCGTTCACGCGATGCCTCCGGAGCACAACGCAGGCGCCGAACACATGCTCGTATCGATGCTGCGCCCCCTGGTGGAACGCGGGCACGACGTGTCCGTGTGGCTGTCCCGCTACGGCAAGGCCCACAAGGAGTACGAGTACCGCGGCATCAAGGTGGTTCCGCTGGAGTCGCGACTGGACTTTCCGACTGCCGTGCGGCGGGCGAATGTGTTGATCGGGCACCTGGAGACGGTGCCGTCGACGTCATCGCTGGCCCGCGGGTACGGGAAGCAGATGGTGGTCGTCTGCCACAACACGCACCGGACCACCTTCCGTGATGCCGCGGCGGGCGGGACTGCGCTGGCGGTCTACAACTCTCTGTGGATGGAGCGGGAGGCGGAGCTGTTCTTCGCCGAGTACCCGAAGCCGGTCCGCCCCGAAGCTTCGCTGGTTGTGCGCCCGCCGGTGTTCGCCGACGAGTACGCGACGAAGCCCGGCCAGGCGATCACGCTGATCAACTGCAATCCGGAGAAGGGCGGCGGGGTCCTTGAGGCCCTCGCCGAGCGGATGCCGGATCAGCAGTTCCTGGCCGTGCGCGGAGCCTACGGCGAGCAGATTCTTCCGGACCTTCCCAACGTCGAGATCGTCGAACACGTCCGCGGCGAGGACATGCGGGAGCGGGTGTATGCCCGGACCCGTGTGCTGTTGATGCCGTCGTCCTACGAGTCGTGGGGCCGGGCGGGCGTCGAGGCCGCGGCGAGCGGCATTCCTGTTCTGGCCCACCCCACTCCGGGTTTGTGCGAGTCGCTGGGCGAGGCCGGGATCTTCATCGACCGGAACGACGTGGACGGCTACGAGGCTGTGCTGCGGAAGCTCGCCACGGCGGCCGAGTACCGACTGGCGTCGAAGCGGGCGAAGGCCCGGTCTGCCGAACTTAATCCGTCTGCCGACCTGGCTGCCTGGTGCGGAGCCGTAGAGGGACTGGCTGGATAGGAGGCGTCGTGGCTTTCACCCCGCCGACTGTCGAGCAGCTCGGGTTGTTCCTCGGCTTGGACGAGATCGACGGTGACCGGGCCGACCTGTTGATCGCGTCGGCGCTATCGCTCTGTCAGACGATCGTTAAGCCGCTCCCGGAGGGTGCGGAGGCTGTCGTCTTGTCGGTGGCGGGCCGTGCCTATGTGAATCCGCAGCAGGTCAGTTACGAGACGATCGGCCCCATGTCGGTGCAGCGCCCGTCCGGCTCGGGCGGCCTGTATCTCACGAAGGCCGACAAGTCGGCGCTCAAGTCGCTGGCCGGCCGCGGTGGTGCTTTCACGGTGGACCCCACGCCGGACACCGCCGATCCGTGGGCGTCATGGCCGCCCGACAGTGGCCTTGGAGTCGGCGAGGAGTACGAGCCGGGCTGGGGGTGGGTGTGATGCCTGCCCCGTATCCCTTCGGCGAGACGGTTCGGATCATGCGCACGGGCTTGTCGCCGGGCCGCGATCCGCGCGGGCAGCCGCTGCCGGGCCCGGACGAGTCGTTCGATTTGAAGGGGTGCGTGGTGACGCCGCGCGCCGAGACCCCGCAGGTGGGCGGTCCGGAGCAGCAGGCGCGGGACACCGTCATCACCGGGTGGACCGTCTATGTATCCGCTGGCAGACCGCTGATGACGACGGACCGGGCCGTGATCCGGTCCGTCGTCTGCGACATCACGGGCGAGCCCGGCGACTGGGGTCGCAGCCCGTTCACCGGGACCCGCGGTCCGATCCAGTTCGCAGCCGACCGGGTGACCGGCTAGCCGCGGGCCTGCTCGACGGCTGCGACCAGCTTTTCGGCGCCGTCGTTGCTCTTGTGGGGGATGGAGAGGCTGTACGGGTCTCCGTAGGGCGGCCGGCCACCGAAGGCCAGCCCCTTCTTCTCTCCGCTGGCGCGGCTTCCCGGGAATTCGAACTGCACGTAGCCGTGCATGAGCCGGGTTCCTCGTTTGAACCGTGTGCCCGTGACGTCTGCGGCCCGAATCCGCACCGGCGCGGGCTTCGGCCCGGTCGGCGTCTTCACGATCGTGACCCACTCCCCGTCGAAGCTGATGCTGCCGAGCACGCCCTTCACGTCCATGTCCGCCCCCTGATGCGCTAGTCGATGGAGGGGATATGGCAGCACGGTTCAAGATGAAGCGGCAAGGTGTGGGCCAGATGCTGCGGATGCCGGGCATGCAGGCGGAGATGCTGCGCCGGGCCGAAGTCATCAAGGATGTGGCGATCACGCTGTCGCCAGTTGACGACAGCAGCCCCACTCCGGGCCATTACAAGGAGTCGTGGGAGACGGACAGCAAGGCTCGCGGCGGGCGTCGCCGGGACCGTGCGGTCGCGGTCGTCCGCAACACGGCCTACTACGCCCGCTGGGTGGAGTACGGAACCGAGAAGGTTCCTGCGCATCATGTGCTGCTGCGGGCCGCACAGATGGGGGGCGGCGACTAGTGACCGCCCTCGTCGACATCGAGCTGGAACTCATCACCCGGGCCACGGCCCGCTTCCCGGATGCCGTGGTGCGGGACGAGCTCGACAACAATCTGCTCAACGAGCTGCCGACCATCCGGTTCCAGCAGGTTCCGGCCGGTAGCGACGACGGGTTCCGGCTCGCCCGCTTCCTCGTCGACATGGACGTTTTCGGCGAGACCCGTTCCGCTGCGATCACCTGGAGCCGGTCAGTGCATGCCTGGCTCACGGGCGACCTCCCCGGCTCTTCCGGGGACACGGTCGTGTTCGGTCGGGTGGCGGCACTGACGCTGCCCGGGCCGAGGGACTACGAGAACGTCGCCCTGCGCCGGGTTGGCGGCACCTACGAAATCTTCTGTCACCCGGTCTCCTGACCGGCTTTCGGGCCCGCGCCGGACCCTGTTTCCCTCTGAACCTCGCCGCCGTGCGGGGTTTTCGCATGTCTGGAGACCCTTCATG